AGAGCTTAATAGCAGTAGCACAAGGAAAAAATGCAGAGAGCGTATCCTTTGAGGATAAGTTTCTTAAAAACTATGAGGAGGCTGTAAAAGCTAAGGAGCTGGAGGAGAGGCAGGTAGCCCCATCTGAGTATATCCGCCCATCCTCTATGTATGGCTGTGAGCGTATGTTATTTTTCCAGAGAGTACATGGAGGCTCCCAGAATGGAGAGCAGAGTGAGGTAAATCTTATTGAGATATGCCAGAGCGGTACAGATAGGCACTTAGACATACAGCACATAGTAGAGCGTATGGAGGGTGTAGAGTGTTTAGATCTGGAGGAGATGGTAAAAGAGGCACAGGCTAAAGGTATTAAAACCGAGTTTGTAGGCTGGAATGAGGATCACACAGAGGGCAGATGTAAAAATGATGAGCTCTCTATTTATTTCCAGCCAGACGGAGTTATTAGATTTAATGGTAAGGATGTAATCTTAGAGATTAAAACAGAGAGTACTTACCAGTTTAGTAACAGATATGAGCCTAAGGCGGATCATAAGTGGCAAGCTACTTGTTACGGTATGGGGCTGGGGATAGATTATATCCTTTTCTTTTATGAGGATAGAAATTTCTGTAAAAAGAAACCGTACCTCTGGAAAATAACCGATGAGATGAAACAGGCAGTACTTAACAAGATACGAACTGTAAACAATGCTTGTAAGACAGGGATCCCTCCAGAGAAAGATGATAGCAAGTGTACTTACTGTAGATATAAAAATGAGTGTGCTTTAGTGGATGCTGGTAAGTGGGTACATCCTAACCCTCCAGAAAAGCCTCAGACAGCCCAGAAAGATACAAACAGAAAAAAGGCTAATAAGTCTACAGGTAAAAAGAAAAAAGCCTCTACAGGGCAAAATACAGCGTTGAGAGCGGTATGTGGTAACTGTGAGCATTGTGGTAGAGAGCTAGGAGCTTACTACTGTGGCATTGATAAAGAGGGATCTATGTATGTAGATCGCAGAAAGAAATGTAAGTTTACTCCTAGCAGATTTAAGGGGGTAAACAATGGCTAAGAGTGTAGGAAAGCTATTTGAGGAGGAAATAAAAGCCAGTTTCCCACAGGATTTTTATGTAGAGAGATATAAGGATGATACCGCAGGATTTAAGGGAGTTGCTAATCCAGCGGATTTCCGCCTTTATAAATATCCTCTTACATTCTTGTTAGAGCTAAAATCCCACAAGGGTAAGAGTATACCTCTGGAAAAGATCCGTAACAGTCAGCTTAGGGGGATGAGGAAAGCTACTCCTCATAAAGGAGTTTACTGTGGTTTTCTCCTAAATTACAGGGATTTAGAGGAAACCTATTATATAACTTTTGAGGATCTTGTAAGAGATTTTTACATAGTAACAGCTAAGGGAGATTTTGAGATAAAACCAGAGGGGCGTAAGAGTGTACCTGTAGAGTGGTGCAAGGAAAACGGTGTAAGAATTGAACAGCAAAAGAAAAGGGTTAAGTATTCCTATAATTTGAGTAGCTTGTTAAGTAGATATTATGGAGGTGTGAAATGAAAGTAACTCAGTGTACAGGAGAGGGGCAGGGATCATGTAAGAGATGCTCCGATAAGGGAAAGTGGAATAGAAATTGGATGTGCTTTTTATACAAGATTGAGGGCTATGAGGGTTGTTATTGCTCTGATTGTGTAAAAGAGATCAAAGCGGAGGCAGGTGTAGAGGATGGTACAGAGCGATAAATTAAAGAAAATCATAGCGGAGGTAAAAGAGGAGAGCTCCCCTGTAATAACCCTCTCTAATGAGTTGATAGCAGATTTTAGTAAGGAGCTTGATAGTGCTATCTCAGAGTTGGATATGATTATGGAAAGCATAGGAGAAAACTCTATAGAGGATATACCAGATAGCCAGATAGAGTACTACTGTGTTAAGATCCCAGCTCTTATGTATTATGCAGGGCAGAGAGTAGAGGAGCTGGGTATGCAGGTGGATCTAGCCTCTAATGCTAAGAAAAGTGCTCAAAATGAGGCGATGGTAAAAGTATCTGGTACTGTGCAGGAGAAAAAAGCCAGAGTAGAACAGCTCACAGAGGATAAAGCCTTAGTAGAGGCTATTTACCGCAGAGCTTATAACAGCCTCAAAGTTAAGTTAGAGATGGCTGAGAAGATCTACAGCGGATTAAAGAAATCCCTCTCAAAGAGGATAGCAGAGGTAGATCTGGATAGATTTAGTAAGGATAAATATACCAGAGAGCCAGAGGATCCTATGGAGGAGTAAGCCTATGGAGCGATGGGCTTATGAGTACTTTAGGAGGCAAGCCATAGAGGATAGATGTAAGCAGGAGGCACAGTGGCTAATAGATAATCCTAAGGACAGTATCCGTAAAATGGCTAAAGAGTTTTGTATCAGTAAGAGCCAGCTACATAGAGATCTCCATGAGCTCAGAAATATAGATGATGATCTCTATGTACAGTGTAGAAATATTTTAAGGAGGCATAAAAGGCGATGTTTATAAGAGTTGAGGATCAGAGCGGAAACCTTACTATCTGGCTTAATGTGAACCAGATAGCAAAGCTGGAGGAGAGCAGGAGCTCAGAGGAGTTAATGGGATACAGTGTAACTACTGTGGATAATAAGGAGTATTACTCTCCAGATGTTAAGGCTATACAGGCTTTATTGATGCCAGTAGTTGTAATGGAGCCAGAGAGAGATATTGTAGAGGAGCTTAAAAAGCTGGATATGATGAGAGATGTTATGGCGAGGTGTTAGAGATGGAGGAAAAGTTAAATAAGTTTTTAGCATATCTGGAGAAGAACGGAGTAGAGATCTCTGGAGAAACAGCTTTTAAGTGTGATGATGGTATTGTACTTTTTAGCCCTAATGATGGAGGCGGAGTAGACATAGCCATTATTAGAAATGTAATTGAGTTAAATTACAATTTAGGTATCACGGATGCAGATGTAAACCTCTTTAATACGGAGGTAGGCATTATGCAGGAGTTAGGAGGATCTGAGGATGGAGAATAATAAGCCAGTATTTTATATGTTAGTTGGATTGCCAGCCAGCGGTAAAAGCTCTGAGAGTGATAGGCTGGGAGATGTAATTGTTAGATCCTCCGATTATCTTAGAGATAAGCTCTGTGGAGATATAAACGATATGAAAAATAATGGTGCTGTGTTTACCGTTTTACAGAGTTTGGTTAGAGCGGATCTATATCATGGTAAGGATGTAGTATATGATGCTACAAACTTAAAAGCGAGTTATAGAGTGGAGTTTTTGGATACTCTTAGGTTATTAAACTGTAAAAAGGTTTGTGTGTTTGTAGATACTCCTTTTGAGGTTTGTATTAAGCGTAACGAGGAAAGGGATCGTACAGTACCTAAGGAGGCTATGGATAGAATGAAAAGATTTTTAGAGCCTCCTACCTTTGCTGAGGGCTGGGATGAGATACGAGTAGTTAAAAATTGGAATGAAAAGGAGAACAGCGATGGCGGAGATAGATAACCTCATAGCAGAGGTAAATAAGAAATACAAAACGGATATAATCCGTAAAGCATCGGATCTTAAGGGGATAGAGTTTATCCCCTATACCTCCCCTATGATGAATTACTTAACCAGAGGAGGAGTGCCTGTAGGGAGGATCATAGAGCTGGTAGGATTACCTCAGAGTGGTAAAACTACTACAGCTCTGGATATTATCTCTAATTTCCAAAAGAAATACAAAGATAAGTACTGTGTATATCTGGATGCAGAAAATACGATAGATAAGGAGTGGGGAGAAACTCTGGGGGTAGATTGGAGTAAGGTAATCCTCATCCAGCCAGAGAGTGAGTATGGAGAGGAGCTCTTAGATATGCTCCTAGACTACATAAGATCTGGTAAGATCGGCTTAGCAGTATTAGATAGTGCTCCCTTTATTATCCCTAAAGCAGTACAGGAAAAAGGCTTAGATGAGAAAAGCTATGGCGGTAACAGTGCTCTTATGAAAGCCTTTTGTGATAAGGCGGTACCGCTCTGTAAGAAAGTGGAGTGTACTTTTCTGATGATTAACCAGCTCAGAGAGAATATTGGAAATCCGTATAAGCCTTATAAAATTCCTTGCGGTACAGCAATAGCTCATGCGTGCTCACAGATCCTATGGTTTACAAAGGGATCCTTACTGGATGAGAAGTATAAAGAGGTAAGTAGCGGATATGCTAACCCTAGTGGTAATCTGGTAAGCGTGAAAGTGGAGAAAAATAAGGTTACTAAAAATGATCGTAGGCTCCAGACTTACACACTTAACTACAGTACAGGAGTGGATGAGATCAAGGATACTCTGGATCTGGCTATCATGCTGGGGATCATCTCACAGGCTGGAGCGTGGTTTAAGGCTATCCTTAAAGACGGAAAAGAGCAGAAAATGCAGGGATTTAATGGAGTGCAGGAGTTTTATTATAATGATCTGGAGGAGCTGGAGTATCTTAGAAAACAGGTATATGAGGCAGGGATGGCATGAGAGAAATAGAGGAAACCTTAGCACATAACCT